ATTCTTACCTGCGCCGCCACCACCAACAGTCACAGTAATAGCACTACCCGCCGTCACTGCATACCCAGAGGCCGTACGATAGCCACCCGCGCCACCACCGCCACCGTTAGACGCGCCACCGCCGCCACCCCCCGCGATGACGAGGTACTCAACTGTGGGTGTCACAGAAATACCGCTCATCCCTGCCAGCGCGTTATGGATACCGGCCATTAGGTCAGGCCCCCACCAGAAATGACAGCTTCAGTTGCAGAGATGAACACGACCGTCACAAGGCCGCGTTGTGCGAGCGTGCGGTTGCCCGTGTTGGCGGTGCCGACCTGACGCAGCGTCAGGCTACCACCTTGCGTAAGGGTGATGTTGCTGCCGCTGTTGTTGTAGATCGTAACTACGTCGTTCGCGGCAAACACGTTGGCAGGCACCGTTACGCCAGCAGTCACGGACACCAGAGTGCCGCGATCCCCAATAACCAGCGTGCCCCCACCAGCGGCGGTGGACTGGGTCAGCAGAGAGCGCAGTCGATCAACAAACGCCGTGGTAGCCAGCGTGGTGTCGCTGGTCTTAGCTGCTTGTGTGGTCGCGGTAATCGCGCTGGGGATCGATCCCGTGGAGAGGTTAGATGCGTTTAACGCGGTGATTGAAGCGCCTGAACCCGCAAGAGACGTAGCGGCCACAGCCCCAGTTACCGTCACGCCCGAGCTGTTTGCGGTTACCACATCCCCTGTGGTGGCCCCACTGTTACCAACGCCAAGGCGAACCGTGCCATCAGGGGAGGCGGGCTGATACAGCGTGAAGTTGTTGGTCGCGGTGCCGGAGGTACCGATCTGAATGTTCTTGGCGATTACGGTGCTCATGATTGGCTCCAAACTGTCGGTTCAGTAGGCCAATTAAAGTCCCCAGCAACGGAATTCACGGCGTTAGCCCAGCGAGGGTCTTTTGCGTATTCGAGTTGCATGAGTTGATCCTGTTAAGAGATTCGCAGAAAAGTGGACGCCGGAAATTGAAAGGAGTCTTCCGCCAAGCCTGCACCCATGTTTCTCCACGTTCCGGAAAAACCGGGGTTTGTAACTGTACCGGTTTGGCCGTTCCTTACCCTAAGGTTTGACCCCGCCGTCGTAGAACCAATTGATATCGTGCCAGATGCGATTGAAGCCGTACAGTAAGTCCCCACCGCGCCTGCCGAAGCTCCCGCAGTAGCATTCAACACATCCGCCGTTGTCGGCGTGACGCTGATCGTTTGCCACGTCTGATCACCGCGCAAATAGGTCGTGTTGTTGGCCGTGCCAGTGGCAAGACGGGCGGTGGGAACGGTCCCAGAACCAAGGTTCGAAGCGTTAAGCGCCGTGAGGTTGACCCCGCTGGCCGCAGGAAGTGTCGCGGGAAAACGCGCATCGGGAACCGTGCCGGAAGCAAGGTTAGATGCGTTCAGGTTGGTGAGGTTAGAGCCGTTGCCTGAAGACGGTGTACCCAAAGCCCCCCCAGATATATACAAAGTGCCGGTTTGATCTGGCAGCGTCACGGTCTGGTCGGTGTTGGTCGTCGGAGCGGTGATGGTCACCGTCCCGGTCCCCGTGGGGGTGGCTTGGATTTTGACGATGCTCACACCTGACTCCAGACAGCCGTTGGTTCAGCCGGCCAATTAAGGTTTCCAGCAACCGGATTCACTGCAATATTGCGGCACCACGAACGGTAATCGAGGAACGCATCGCGGTTCATCAAGTGTGGGTTACGCGCAGGGTCGTACACATCAGGCTCATTCACCCAGTCAGTGGCTGCGAGGCGCTGCTCGGCCTCGAATTTGTTGGCTTCTGCGTTGGGGGGTGGGGGCGGAGTATATGCAGCAACGGGACCGTATTGGCCTTCCGCCGCAGCAGCATAAATCTGGCGCCCATAGTCCACGACATCGTTAGGGCTGGCGGTGAATGGTAACTCTTCAGGAATTTCATCCCACTTAATGATCAAATCAATCAACGTCTGCTCGGCGTTGGCCCAGCGAGGGTCTTTTGCGTATTCGAGTTGCATGATTTAGTCCCGTCAGGAGATGCGGAGAAACAGCGTATTAACGTACGAGTTCGAGTTGTCGGTATTTAAAAAACCCATAGCGCGCCATGTTCCAGCAGGCGCAGAGCCAAAAGAGCGCCCAGACGCCAGAAGTTGATAGTTTACTGCTGGGCTTTGCCCAATTAACGACCCCCAATAACCAAGCGCACTTCCGGCATAAGTTGCTCCGGGGTTGATGTTGGCAGTACTAAGGGAAGTTGTTGACAGCCAAGCGTATGTACCGACATCTCCAACAGCCGCGCCTGCCGTTGCGCTCAACACCTGCGCCGTCGTTGGCGTCGTGCTTACTGTGGCCCACGTCTGATCGCCACGCAGGAACGTAGTGCTGTTGGCCGTACCGGAAGCCAGACGCGCTGTACCAACAGTCCCACTGGTCAGGTTAGAGGCGTTATCTGCACCAATCAGCGTGCGCGTTGTGGCTGCACTTAGGACTTCAGGCGCACCGGTGCCCGCCGTGTTGCGGCCCAAAACGCTGGCCGTAGCCATGTTGGCCATTTTCCCAAGCGTTACGGCGGTGTCCGCGATCTTGGGGGTCGTGACTGCGGCGTCTGCCAGATCGCCCGTGGCGATGACCAGCCCGCTAATTGCACCGTTGCCGTTGATCGTTACTGGCATGTCTCTTCCTTAAACCACAGTCCAGACCGAGCCGGACGGAATCGTCACCGTAATACCACTTGCCACAGTCACCGGGCCGAAGCTTCCGCCGTTGCTACCAGAGGGGATGGAATAGTTGGCGCTGACCGTCTGCGAGTTGGCAAAGATGCCGTTGTTGGCAACCACCTCAGACGATTGAAACTCCCCCGTGCTCGGCGTGTACAAGAGCTTGGCATTGCTGGTGTTCAGCGTGGTGGCCGTACCGCTTGTTGCCGAAGAAAACAGCGGGTACACCGCAGTGGCGGTGCTGGTGTCATTGGAGATCGTAGCGCCCGCAGCGGCCCACGAGGTGTTTGTGCCGTCCGTCGTGAGATACTTACCGGCATTTGTGGCTTGGCTCGGGGCCAGCGCATTGAACGCAGTGTTTGCCGTCGTCTGCCCCGTACCGCCGTTGGCAATAGCCAAAGTGCCTGCAAGCGTCACATCACCTGTCGTGCCCGTGGACGGGGTCAGACCCGTCGTGCCAGCACTAAACGAAGTAACGCCCGTGTTGTTGATGGTCAGCGTGCCAGAGCCAGTTGTTGTGCTGATGCCGGTGCCGGAACCCAACGTTGCGACTGAGTAGTTAGTGCCGTTACCAATCAGCAACTGCCCGTTGGTAGGTGTAGCTGTAGCGCCCGTACCACCAGCCGCCGGAGGCAACGTACCCGCAGTCAGGGCGGACGCTCCGGTGGAGTACAGCGCGTTGTTGGCCCCCACAAAGGTGGTCAGCCCCGTGCCGCCGTAGCCCGGCTGAATGGTGCCGCCCTGCCAAGTGCCACCGGTGACAATCGTAGAGTTTAGGTAGAGCGAATTGCTGCCCCACGTTACGTTCTCGGGGATATATCCATGTACATCCCATGTGCCGCCCACAGTGGCATTACTCAGCAGCGCGATACCAGCCGATCCACCTGCTGCAACCGCGCCAACCGTCGCACTGGCGTAGTCAATGATGGTCAACGTACCAGTTGCGTTGTTGTTGAACTGGAACGTGGTGGTGTCAGTCAGCGTCGTCGCGTCAGGCAACTGGAACGTGTGTCCCCCCGTACCCACCAGCGCTTGGTTGAAGTCCGAGGCCGCAGTCAGGACCGTGGTGCCGCCAGACGCTGTGATGGTCTGCAAGCCCTGATTTAAACGGTTGACCGTGATGTTCTCGTTGGCGTCACGCAGCACCACCGAGTTGGCCCCAGACGAAGCCGTGACGCCCGTGCCGCCATACGCCACACCAATGGTTGATCCCTGCCACGTACCAGAGGCCACCGTGCCCAGCGCAGACACATTCCCGCTGCCGTCCAGATTGACCGACTTGCCCGACGGATAGGTAACAAAGACGTTGACCGCGCCCGAGAAGGTGACTGCACTACCCGTATTGCTGGAAGCGTAGATGGTCGTGCGCGTGAGCGTCGGCCCCGTGGTGGAGTACGTGCCAAGGCCCACCTCCCAGTTACCCGCCGTGTCAGTGGCCGAGTAATAAGTGGTGTTGGTGTCACCAATGACGGCAAACGTCTGAAAGCCGAGAACCGCCCCTGTGAGCGTAAAGCTTACAGTCGTATTCGCCGTGGCCGATTCTTGGACACGGTTTGCAAGAACCAGAGCCATTTAAGACTCCTTATATCAGGAGGTTGCGGTCGTGCTGTAGGTAACGCTAACAGTGTCGCCTGCCGTGGTGACCTTGGCCGTACCAAACGCACCTGCGCTATACAAAGTACCCGAGGTGTTGCTTTGTGTCGAAGATGCGCCAGAGCCGGTCACCAAGAAGCAACCGCCCACCGTGCCGCCGCCGCCCGTGATGGTGTAGGTGATGGCCGAAGCGGTCTTGGTCGTCACGTTAGTCGGGGTCGTGCCAGAAGAAGTGGCCGAGCTAAAAGAAGCCGTACCGCGCACAGCCGAACCGCCAACGGTGTAGTTGGTGAACTCAGTCCAACCACCATGAGAAGCCATCGTATCCGAAGCAGCAAACGTCGGGCTGGCACCGGAGATTAGACCAAGGTACGGGCCGACGGTGGTGTAAGAAGTGCCGGACAGCAAGGTGTCCAGCATCAGCTCTTTGCCCACGGCGTTAACCAAGTTGGGGAACGTCTGCTCCCACTTGAGGTTGCCATCAGCGTCATGGCAGACCACATGGTAGTGGCCTTCAATACCGACAGACTCAGCGCCCACAACGTTGGACTGCATGGTCACCTGTGCGTGATCGCCAAAGTTAGAGATTTCTTTTTGCATGATTGCTCCTTAAACAAGCCGAATAAGAGCAGAGGTGCTGGTGTTAGCTGGCATCTGCACAGTGAAAGAAGTGGTTGAAGTCTTGTCTGAACCGAAGTCCAACACGCACACAGCACCGTTGTCCCCAGCCTTGTAGATCAACGCGCCACGCGCCGTGATCGCACCAGTCCACACGGGGGCAGAAAAGTTGACGTAGGTTGTGCTGCCACCTGCGTTATCGGGCTGCGAAGCCACAGTTGCTGTCACAACTTGGCCACCTGCAACATAGTTGCCCCCAGAAGCTTCCCCAGCGGTGGTGTACGCGCTCGTCTGCTCATTCAACGTCGCGGCGTTGGTGTACAACGCCAGATAGAACGTATCAGAGGCAAAGTCAAACGCGCTGGTGGCAAGGCCCGAGCGCAGCGTGTTGCAGGAGTAGTTGCCAGTGAATGCCACTTAGACCACCCCGTTGTTCTGCGGTAGCGGGGCAACACGATATTGCCCACTACGGTACGCATCGCTGCGCTCCAGACCATTGCCCATACGCGAGGCCAGCGCGAGAGCTTCTTTGTATTTGCCGTCGTACAACGCCATCATGTCGGTCTCACCCTTCATGAACGTGTAGGCTTCCACCAGCGAGCCATACAACAGCACCGTATCAAAGTTGTCACCCAGCCAAGTACGCCCATCCGCAGCGACCGTGATCGACTCCGGATAGTAGTAATAGTGCAGCTCGACGTTGTACGCTGCATCAGGGGTAGGACCCAGAATAAACGACAACTCATCAGAGATCGTTGCACCAGCCACCGTCGGACCAAACAGCGCGTAGTACTTGGGGATGCTCTTGTCTGTGTTGGGGTTCGGGTACGCCTGCCGGATGAAGTTCACATCCTTATTGAGCAGGTACTCATACGCCCCAGTGGCGTCGATGACAGCCATCGAATACACAGCAAGAAAATCCTCCGGGCACGACAGGTACTTGTTGTCCTGCGTGGTTGACCCCGTGACGTTCTTACGCAGTGATGGGAACTGCACCGTGTTGTAGATGCGCTGCTCGGCCTGTTGCACGAACACCGGGATGTTCGCAACAAAGTCAGTCTCAAAGTTCTGCGTGTAATCGCAGATCGCAGCAGTCAACGCGGTGTAGTTCATATCAGCACATCGGGCCGCGAGACATCTTGCCCTTCGTCGCCGCGCCACCGCCACGCATCATCGTGCCGCTGGTTTTGGTCGGCTCGTAGTCTTGACTACGGGTGTTGGCAACAGACACGTTGGCCTTGCGCATCGTCTCTTTAGCAGGCTCTTCACCCACCACAACAGACGGATACACCTTGGGCTGAATGTATTTACCAATCGGGTCTTTGGTGTCCGCCGGGAAATACTTGAAATCGTCGGTGTTCATATCAGCCTCCCTTGCGACCGGGGCTGCGCTGATTCATGACCTTGGCCATGTTGCGCCCGTACTTGAGCATGTCGGCGTTGGTCTTACCACCAGCCTTCAGCTTGGTCGGGGCCTTGCCCGGGTGCATGTTCTTCTCGTGCTTGCGCACTGCGGTTTTAGCGTCCATGTTCGACTCCTTACGTCGTAGCTACCGTTACTGTACCAAGTTCCACTGTGATCACCAAGTTATTAGGAGTGAGTCCGTAATCATTCAGACTCGCACCGCCAACCGGGTTCCACCCCCACTGAATGATCCGGCTACCCATCTCAAGGGTGCCTTGCGCCAGTGGATTCGGGCTTGTCGTTTCCTGAACCTGTAGGCCTGACAATCCTGAAGTTACATAGCTGCGGTCCGGACGTGGATTGCGCAGCCCCTGCGGGTCGTCCACCGGGTACATGCCCAACTGCAACTGCGGCTGATCAGGGTCCCAGCATTCGGGGCAGACCAACAACTCATAGTTCTTGGTCTTGATGATCTCCCGCTTGAGGACTTTAAGCTTAAAGCGCTGATCACAGCGATCACACTGCGCAATCGCGTTCTTGCCGGACGCGAACCTATTGCCCATCAGGTCCCCCCGATGTACTGCTGACGGGGCACGAAGCGGATCGCCGCCTTCTCACGGTCCTCATCCGCAGCCAATTGCCACGCCTCATCGTACTGGGTCTTCAAGAACTGCAGTCGCTCCATGCCACCGGGGATCTTGCCCGCGATGTAGTAGGCCAACCCCGCAGCCATGCAAGGCACGAACCGGAACGGCACGTCCATGACGTTCACACCGCCACCGGCGTCCTGCGTACGACGAAGTCGCCAGTACACAAACTGATAGGTCTGCGCCCCGTCCGGGGTCGGCCACACCGTGACCGCTGGAAGCTGCTGCCAGTAGACCGCTGCGCCGGTGCTGTGTGATGCAGCAGTGGTGTTGTCTTGGCCCCGGAAACAGTTGTACAACGTATTGCCCGAGATGTATCCGTAGTTGATTACTTCAGAATCAACCTTGATGAACCCGGTGGCAGGTAGGCCCACCACAGAGTTCAGGGTAATCTGAGTCACAGAAGCGTTGATACCGCCACTCAAGGTCAAACCCGTGGGGCTTTGCTGACCGTTGTAGCGCTGCACCCAGACCTGAATCGGGCGAGCCTGCTGAATCTTGTTGGGGATCGTCGCATAGGTAGAAACACTGATCCGGGTGATGGTCAGGTCAGCCTGTGTAGAGGCTACGTTCCCACCGGTGCGGATCACATGCTCCAGCAGATCAACAGTGTCCACCGGCAGCGCATAGGTGTTCTGCCCCTGCACAAGGTCAATCGTGCCCTGCTCAATCGTCCACAGGTTGATGCCCCGGTTGGCCCAGTCAGCGAACATGATGTTCAAGCTGCGGCGGGCCGTGCGCAGATCGTATCCGGTACGCAGCTCACTACCGGCGCGCTCAAACGCCTCCTCGACCAGCTCAGACAGGTCAAGGTTAAACGCGGTCGATCCGGATGTGTTGGCCATTATCTAAACCTCGCGGTCTTTGCCGCCACCTTGGGCGGCTGCTTCACGAATTGTTTTCCGGCTTTTTTGCCAGCGCGTTTCGCACGCGTTGTCGCAGCGTACTCAGCAGGGCTGAGGCTTTTGATCGCAGACTCTGGAAGATACCGTTCACCCGTGTCAGAAGAGCGTTTGCCACTTTTAGTCCTCCACTTTTGAGCGGTCCAGTCCTTGAGCGATTGCTGCGGGGCTTTCATTCTTTAGCCAATTCTTTTTCCAGCAGCTCAGCGTCAATCTCGTCGTCGGTCATGTGCGGTTCCGCGCCGCAATCACAGGGGCCATCGTTGTACACCAGACATGTGTACCGGTGTTCGGATTCTTTAATCACGATAGCCACCGCCTTTCGCCTTGTACTGCTTAGCCAACAATTGTGCCTTACGCGCGCTCCACTGACCAGCAGCGGTGCCCTGTACCGCCCGAGCCTTGATGGACTCAAACAGCGACTTGCGCATGCCCGGCTTGGTGTAGTTGCCAGCCTTATTCACCGTGGAGCCGCCCTCAGCGTACATGTCCACGGTGTTCGGGTCATCCGTGCGATGGATGACTTTCTTCTTGGGCATCTTGCTGGGGTTGATGGCCCCCATGCCACGGCTGGCCATCATGATCAACCACCCATCGAAACCATCTTGCCGCGAGTGTGGCCCTTGGTGATGCAGCCGTCTGCGCGAGTCACGCCACCACCAGCCATCTTCTTGGGCTTGGATGCCTTGGGAGCGGGCTTGACCGAACCACCGTCAATGTCTTGCGGAGGCGGCATCCCGGAGTCCGGGTTGTACACACCGCCCTTGACCTGAGGTTGCGGTTTCTTTTCCAGAATGTCGTCCATGTTTAGCTCCTCAATACATCTTGCACTTGGTCTTGCCCTTCATGGCAATACCGTCGCCGCGCTTGGAGGCGGAAGAAGTAGACCCACCAGAGGCCATCTTCTTGGCTTTGGCTTTCACCATGCCGCCCTTTTTCTTCAACGTGAACGCGCTGTCACCGAGCTTCTCACGCAGCACCCGAGCAGCACCTTCGTAACCGGGGGCACGGGGGTCAAGGCCGTAACGCGCAGCGTTCTCCTGCAGCATCTCTTCCCGACGCGCGGCTTCACGAGCGGCGCGGTCACGCGCCATCAGATCGGCCTTAGAGGGACCAGTCAGACGCGGAGTCGGTGCGGGCAGTGCTTGTTGAGTCACCTCACGCATAGCGGGGGTGCGATTAGCCAGACCTTTTGCAGCAGCGTGCAAGCCCTTTAGGCCCGGGCCACCAATCAGATACTCTTCAGGCGTCACGCGCTCAATTGCTTGAGCCTCCGCTTGCCTGCGCATCTCCGGTGTCATCGGGGGAGGCGTAATCGCGCGGTTGCGATATGCAGCAATTTCGTCTGCAGTCGCACCCATTGTGCGGGTGTAGTCACCCTGCACATTACGTCGAGGGGGCGCAGCGCGCCGTCCACGAGACATGGCATCAGCACCAACACGGGCTACCGTCTCTTCTGGCATTTCCATACGCGGAGAAACAACACCTTCATCCGCACGAGCCGCCATAGAACGATTCAGTTGACGCTCGGGAGCAACACCAAGACTGGTGCGCCGCCCTTCAAAACCGTAGTTCTCCCCCGTATCAGCGAGCTCTACGGGAACGGGAATACCAACACGGTCTTCTACGGGAACCTCTTTCCCTCTACCAAACATGGCATAGCCCAACGCACCAAGTGCGGCAAGCCCTGCCAGATCACGATTGCGTCGAGCCATGTCAATCTCCTATCAGCACTTACCGCCGCGCTTCATACCCAGAGGCTTGGCAGCACCCATCTTCACCATGGTGCCCTTGGTTTTGCCCTTGGAGGCAACGCCATCTTTGCTCGGGGCAGCGGTGCGCACAGTGCCCATCTTGGCCTTGGTGATGCCACCGTTGGCCATCTTGGCTTCTTTCATTTCATGCTTGATCATGGACTTGGGAGCACCGGCCTTCTTCATGAAGCCGATCTCTTTTTTCACCATCGCTTTGGACTCTTTCATATCACCACCTTTTGAGAAAAGTTCTTGCTTACCTTGATTGGTTTTGGGCTTGTTGATTGCCTGCGCATCCGCACGGCTACTACTGCCCTTGCCAAACTTCAGACCTTTGTCGGCTTTCATGAACTCTCTGCCGACCGATTGAGGAATGCCCACGCGCTTTGCAGCGGCGGGATCATTGGCGACCATCGCCATGAGGTTGTGCTGCGATTTATTCTTGCTGGGCATCATCCACCTTCTTTCGTCGGATGAGGTCCACGAACGGCTTACCCGTGACCATTTCAGCAATACGCATGAGGGTCCAGATCGCGCCGATCAGACCGAACACCGGGGTCAGCAGTTGCAGGAAAGAACCAATCGCCGCAAACACCGAGACGATGTCCAGTGTGTTCTTCACTGTGTCGGTATGTTGCGTCATCTCAGCAGTTCCATGCGCGCAGCGACTTGTTAATCCGGGAGTTTGGGTCTTTCGCGGTCTTGGCCGACGTG